CAACTGCAATTACAGGATCAGCTACTTTCTATGCTGGTGGAGGTGGCGGTCAAGGTCAAACTACTAACGCTGGCACAGGTGGAAACGGTGGTGGTGGAGCTGCTGGAGGACCTTCAGGAACTGCTGGAAATAATGGCACAGCTAACACAGGTGGAGGCGGTGGAGCAGGAAACACAAATAATGGAGATTGTGGTGGCATAGGTGGTTCAGGAATAGTAATAATAAGATATAAATTTCAATAGTTGAAATAGGTTAACAAATAAGATATAAGGAGAAACATTATGGCACATTACGCAAAATTAGGAGCAAACAATAAAGTTATAGCGGTTCACGTTGTAGCTGATGCTGATTGTCTAAACGGCAGTGGTGTTGAAGATGAAGAAGTAGGAAGACAGTTTTTGGAAAGAATCCACAGCTGGCCTCTTTGGAAAAAAACATCTTACAATACATCTGGCGGACAACACAAAACAGGCGGAACACCTTTAAGAGGTAACTACGCAGGTATAGGTATGACTTATGATGAAGATAACGATATTTTCATTGGTAAGAAACCTTATGCTAGTTGGGTTCTAAATGTGGCAGAAGCTAGATGGCAATCACCAGTTGGTGATGCTCCAGCATTATCTGAAGAAGAAACTCTTACTCATATATATGAGTGGAATGAATCTACAGGTGCTTGGGATAAAGTCGCTAGATAACACACTTGACATTTTAATTAGAGTTTATTACATATCAAATAGGTATGCAAAAGAAAGTATTAACAGAAGTTGATCTTTATACAGGTGAAATTCAAATGCCTAAAGGCTTTGAGATTGACCGTGATAAAATAAGAAACGACATCATAGAATCTTACGTTAAACAAAATAGAGTTAACACTAATTCTCAAGCTTATGCTTTTGATGATTATGTAGTTCCTTTTTCTCAACCTTTACAATGGCTGCAAGATTACGTTAGAGATCATTGGAGAGTTGAGTATGGTAGAACTTTAGTGCAAAAAAATATGCACGGTAATGTTATGCAACCTAAAGAAAAATCTTGGACAAGAGGTCAAGTTGATCCTGTTGATTTACGTAATTCACCAGACTACACACTTATTTATGGTGTTGATGTTAAAGAAGGTTCTTCAGAATGTATTATCGAATATGATGATAACAGAAGAAAAAATAGAACTTGGCATTTACCTATAAAAGATAATGAATTTATAATGTTTCCTGCTACTAATAAATATTCTTTCTCACCCAATACTTCTAATGGTTTAAATATAATTTTAACAATTAACTATGAATATATCTAATTACTATTGGTACTTTGAATCTGCAATACCACCACGAATATGTGATCTTATTGTTAAGTATGGTAAGTCAGAAAAAGAAAGAGAGATTATGGCCATTACAGGTGGCTTTGGTAGAGATAGAGATTTAAACAAACAACCTCTTACTAAAGAAGAAGTAAAAGATTTACAAAAGAAAAGAGATTCAAATATTGTTTGGATGAATGACAGATGGATCTATAAGGAAATACAACCTTATATACATCAAGCAAATCAAAATGCAGGTTGGAACTTTGAATGGGATCATTCTGAATCTTGTCAATTTACTATTTATAAAAAAGGTCAATACTATGATTGGCACTGTGATAGTTGGGATAAACCTTATATGGAAGAAGGGCCAACAAAAGGAAAGATTAGAAAATTATCTGTAACCGTAACGTTAACAGATCCAAAAGAATACAAAGGTGGAGAGTTAGAGTTTGACTTTAGGAATTTAGATCCTGATAAAAAACCTAACATTAGAGCGTGCACTGAAATATTACCAAAAGGCTCTTTGGTTGTGTTTCCTTCATTTGTATGGCATAGAGTTAAACCCGTAACTAAAGGAGAGAGGAATAGTCTAGTGATATGGAATCTAGGTTATCCATTTAAATAATATGAATGATATAAAACAAGGTGGCAGTAGTACATCACAAAAACCAAAAGGACACGTAGATTTTAAATCTGCGTTTTATTTTCAAACACCAGTATGGATTGCAGAAGCACCAATGTTTCTTAAAAACGCAACTAAACTAACAGATAAATATTTAAAAAAAAGTGAGAAATTATTAAAAGATAAATTAAAGAATGATCCTAAATGGAAAAAAGAAATAGGAGATTTTGGTTTATCTAATCATAGTGAAAGTTTTTCACAAGATCCTAAAGCAAAAGATTTAGTTGAATTCATTGGTCAACGATCCTATGAATTTTTAGATTGGCAAGGTTTTGATTTAAGAAACCACAGCTTACACTTTACAGAATTTTGGGTGCAAGAATTTAGTAAGAGAGGTGGTGGTCATCACTCTACACATCAACATTGGAATCAACACGTATCAGGATTTTACTTTTTAAAGTGTAGTGAAAAAACATCTTATCCTATCTTTCACGAACCAAGACCCGGTGCAGAGATGACAAAGTTACCTTTAAAAGATCAATCACAAATTACAATGGGTACAAATCAAGTGCATTACAAACCTAATCCAGGAACAATGATTATATTTCCAGGTTATGTTCCACACGAGTTTGCAGTGGATGCAGGATTAGATCCATTTAGATTTATACATTGGAATATTAAAGTTGTTGAAACAGCAATATCAAAAGAAAAGAGTATCAAATGAGCTTTAAAAAAAATAAATATATAGTTATTAAAGAAGCTGTACCCAAAGAAATAGCAACATTTGTTTACAATTACTTTTTACTTAAAAGAACTGTTGCAAGAACTTTATTTGATCAAAGGTATATCTCTCAATTTACAGAGGAATGGGGAACGTGGACAGATCAACAAGTTCCAAATACATATTCTCATTATGCAGACCCTGTAATGGAAACTTTATTAGTTAAAGTATTACCTGTAATGCAAAAAGAAACCGGCCTAAACCTATGTCCTACTTATTCATACGCTAGGGTATATGAACAAGGTGCTGAATTAAAAAGGCACAAAGATAGACCAAGTTGTGAAATATCTACAACACTAAATCTAGGTGGCGACCCTTGGCCAATCTATATTGATCCAACAGGAGCTAATAATGTTATTGATGAATATAGAAACATACATAAACCAAATGCTCCAGAAGGTGTAAGAATAGATTTAAACCCTGGTGATATGCTTATTTATTCTGGTTGTGAATTAGAGCATTGGCGAAAGCCTTTTGAAGGAAAGCTTTGCGGACAAGTGTTTTTACACTATAATCATGCAGATGGAAGGTTTGCAAAAACCAATTTGTATGATAAAAGACCTATGTTGGGCATACCCAAATAACGTTGATAATCAGCGCAATCTAATATAATCTGGAGACTTATGTTACAAAAACTAAACTTTTTGCCTGGATTCAATAAACAACTGACACCTACACAAGCTGAAGGGCAATGGGTTGATGGTGACAATGTTCGATTTAGGTACAATACACCTGAGAAGATTGGCGGTTGGTTACAACTAGGTGAGAATGATATGACAGGTGCAGCAAGAGCTATGCATCATATTGTTAATAGATCAGGACAAAAATTTTCTATCATTGGTACAAACAGGATTTTATATGTTTACTCAGGTGGTGTGTTTTATGACATACACCCGATTCGAGCAACAACAACTTTATCAAATTGTTTTTCAACAACAAATGGTGAAGCTACTGTGGAGATAGCTTTCTCTGGTGACCATGGTCTTGTAGCAGGAGACATTATTCTTTTAGATAATTTTACAACAATTACAAATTCAAATTACACAGCATCAGATTTTGATGATAAAAAATTTATGGTCACATCTGTAGAAAATTCATCAACGATTAAGATTACAATGCCTTCAAATGAAACAGGATCAGGCGCTGCAAACTCAGGTGGTATTAGAGTTCAAGCTTACTATAATGTTGGTCCTGCAGAACAAAAACCAGGTTTAGGTTATGGTTTAGGTCAATGGGGAGGAACAGTATCAGGAGAAGCTGTAACAAGTTTAAGTGGTGGTATCAATGCTGTAACAACAACAGTTGTATTAAGTGATGCTTCTTTATTTCCATCATCAGGTACAAAGTTTGTTCAAATTGGGTCAGAAGAAATATCATACACAGGTATTACAGGTAATACATTAACAGGTGTA